TTTTTTTTTTTTTTTTTGCCCTAAGGGACTATTGAGTTTAAGAGAATAACTATTTGAAAAAACAAACAAATAGCTATGACCTCTCCGTCTCAACGGCTGTCTTCTCTTCAACATCCTCTTCCTCCTTAAATTCGGTCTTCTCTTCCAAGCTTACTCTCCAAGCCTTAAACTGCCTAAACAGTGCTTTATCAGAAGCCGTTGACCTTGCTACGTCACTGGAGGTCAGTGCCGAAGTTGAAGCGGTAACTAAACCGACTGAAGGTGCTCCAATATATTGATACTGCTGTCCTGTGTTACTACCAACCGTATGATTGTAATCAGTAACTAACAAAGTATAATGCATATACACATCAGCAATATTAACTGTCTTTCCATCAAAATCATCTTGACCACGGTCAATTTGGAAAATAAAGCCACCTTGGATACTCTGCCTCACATCAGCTGTATCCCAAGAACCTGAATATTGCAAAGAATCTCGCATAGTAAAAGGTCCTTCCTCTGGTAATCCAAAACCAGCTCCAGTCGGAGCCGACGTATAATAATACGTCGAAATATCCGCTTTCGTGTCACCATCACTAATACTCCATGCAGTAGGTGTATTAGGAGCAGAATGTTGATTCCGCATAAAATACCACTTCTTCTCTAAGTATTTGGTAACATCTAAAGTTGCAGATTGCCACGCTGGCCACACCACATTGGGTGCCATGTTTTTAATAACATTATCATTCCACTGTCCTTGCGGTAAACCACTATGACCTAAGTCCAAAGTAGTTATATCTGGCGTATACGCCATTGCACAAGACACTGTACTCTGCGTTGGCATTTTTGTTGCACATTCCATCATACACCGAATAAATTTAAACCTTCGTCTATTTGTGACTTGCGATGAAATCACAGATGGAGTCGTTCTCTGCATTAATGGATGCAAAGGGAAAATCAAATCCCCCACAGGCCAGGTTGTTTGAACACCTGCTCCTGCTGCCCCCCAACCGGGGTCAGGACCCATGGCGGCGAACCGCACACAGTCCAAAGTCACACTCTGCGCTGCTGAAACTGTTCCAATTACAGTAGACGTAGAGTAATTTTGCGTCCATTCTTTCTGTGCATTCCACACAGAAGCATTAATAACTATTGTTCCAATTAAAGCTTTACCTTCAATCACAATAGTATTCTTACCAGCGGGTCCAACAAACAACACAGGTGCTGCTGACCTTCGCTGAACTTGTGTGATGGGCGGTCCCACGCGATTAAATCGCGGACCAGGTCCTCCTGCTCTTCTCGCCCTCACAATTGCAGCCTTTCCTCCTCTCCCACGTCGTCTCCCACGTCCGCGGACAGGTTGAGGTCTTCGTCGCCGGCCTTTTCGTGCACCAGCGCCATTGCGTTTTCTTCTTGCGTTCCTTCGTCTTCGAGGCATTTGGTCCTCAAATTTCTCGAGTTCACGTGTATTACCATTGACTCTAGCTATTTCATTACGGGATCCATCATTCCCGAATAATCTACCAATCGAGCGTACTCTATGATAGAGTGGGCCTACAGCCTCTGCAAACGCTCTCGTCACTACTTTGGTAACTAAACTCTGCGGTTGTGTGCCTAAAGCACCTTGATAAAACTCATTAATATCTTGTCTAGAACCACCTAGATCCAACAACATTTATGGAGTAGATCTGTTACCTAGCTCTCCATCTTTTCAAGATATAACATTTCTAACTCACGATCAGTTTTATAACTCCGCATAATTTCATCTACGGTGAGAGTATCACCTCTTCTTCCTGTAGGTCGTTCAGACATATCAATATTCCTCAAGCAATACGTAATAACATTCGCGAGGATAGAACGCAATTGATCATTATAATAACTGTCTAAACGTAGGGCAATAGCTCGTAAAAGAAGAGTGCGCAAACACGCCACTCGATTCTTAAAAACCAAGCTACTTAGAACTTTTGCAGTAACAGGGTACGGTACAACAACACCGTCTAACCTTCGAAAATGCATACTGCAATAATCTAAGTCGTAAATCGGCTGCGCAAAAACACTGGCAAATTTAAATTTCATTCCTGCCGAGTGAAAAATTGCGCCGATACGATCTGGTCGAAACCACGGTCGCACAATCTCTGAGACACTCATAATTGAATCATCACCACACGTAAACAAAACAACGTGTTTCCTAAAATCTCTAAGAGAAACCTTCTTAGGTGCCAACTGTTGGAACACATAATACCACATTAAAATATGAATTAATGAATTATCAGTTATAGTGTTCACTTGTCCACTGCAATTCCCGGTTTCTTTGAGTCCAAGATCACCTCGACCCAAAATAACAACGGTATCCAGAACGTTCCGCAAATACCAAGCAACTTCTTTAGTCACAAGATTCAACTCAGCTAAACATTTCCTTCGCAGTTCATAGACAATCTCAAATAAACGTCGGCAGCAACCACTATCCCATTCGCTTATATCAAAAGCGTATCCATGGGAGTGGACTAAGAGACGACGATACAAGTCATCCCATCCACGACTAAATTTGTTAAGTCCAACTGTCATTGGAATTGTTTCCAAGTCACCTTTGACTCCAAGAACACAAGCTTGCATTAAACGGTCATTCATGGATCCCCATAAACGGTATCCGAGAAGCGTATGCTGCCATGGGGCAGCTGTAAAAACACGCACCTTATTTAACGCGATTTTATTTTTTGGTTTCAATTCTTCCTTGACGGTATTCTGAAAAATACACTCGCGGTCCACACCACGATTAACGTCAAACTGGAACTCTTTCCAGTACAGCATCAACTCATGATCAATAAGTAATTTCTTTTTATCTGGAAACCACATACACCAGGGAAAACCTGGACTAGTATTCACAGACATCATTTTACCAAGTTCTTCAAACTCATCGATCACAGGACACTTTCCTAAAACAGGCAAAAATTGTTGAAAAAGCATTTCTCTAGCTGAAATAAGCGAATCATAAGTAAAATATGGCTGAACCTTATCATACTTAGCAAAATTTATGTAATCTGCATCTACATTCGCTAAAACTACCGAATACTGGAGATCATTAACATCTCCACCAGATTGCAAAACAATTTCCCTACTTAAAGGAAAATCAACAAAAGACCCTTTATATTGTTTAAAACGCCTAATGCGTCCACAAAATTTAAGTTTAGTACCAGATAAATACTTACACCATTCTAAACTGGGGTTTTCTTCTCGTTCGGCTAATCGGTCGCGTAAACGCTTTGGGTATTTCACCACCTGTACAGCATTTTTCGCATGTTCGGTTAACTGGAGTCCTCGTTTCCCGAGTCTCTCTCTGAACCTTCTTCCGGTTCTTCAGCTGCTTCTTCAATTGGTGGAGAACGATGTATAAAAGGACACACCAAAACTTTTCCATCCTTTTTCCATTTTCTCTTACAAGCCCCTAAAGGACACACCATTTTCTTTGCAAACGTCACTGCTTGTTTCAATTCATCTTGCGTCACTTGATCTTTATTCACATGTTTAAATGCGCATTGAGTGCGCACACAAACACCTGCAATCAATTTCGGAACACACACACGAGCAGATTCACCACGCTCAATACGAAAATCAGTAATATCCATTTTACTCATATTAAAAACTAATTTTCCATCGTCATACTTTCCTCCATGCATTCCGTGCTCTAACTGATCATCTGCCTTCGCAGCTCGCTGATCTTTTAAATAACCACGATCCTCATACTCCAAAGCAAAATCAGGTTCTTCAAACCGATTCATTTTATACTCCGGACTTTCTTTAGCATGAGAAAATTGCCTTTGTTCGCGATTACTCTTTTGACGCCGCTGACGTTGGGCTGTTTTCCCTCGCTTTCGAGTAACAGCTTCTTTCTTCTGGGTAGCCTCTCCTTTCTTATCAGTCCCAACTTCAATTGTCACCTGATTATCGGGAGGTCCAACCCACAAATTACACCACGTAGCCTCCTGTTTTTTCCTTGTATCATCGTCACATGTATGATTTACTACCATCTCAACTTCACTAGGCTTCTTCCGATTCTGAATACATTGAGTAATAAATCGACATGCTAAACATGCCACATTGATTGCCGTAAACGCCATAGCTGTTCCAGCTAACAACTGCGGAACTGGCGACAAACCGACATACCAATCACCCACAGCATCAACAATACCTTCAGCGTCACGTGTTCCAGGTTTCGAAGTTCTCTTTCCTTCCTCTACTGCCTCTGGAAACCCACGCCAACCATGGATGTAAGCACACACGCTACGTGTACATTTACCTCGCGCAAAATTTACACAGTAAGGACGTTCTCCTAACTTACTGCGCTCACGATTAACTTTCGTTAGTTCATCAAGTGTAATATGTTTCATACCACACTTTCCATCACATCCCTGAGTAAGTGATAACTCACAAATACCCTCAGGTTTTGCCGAGCCATTTTTCGCTCGTAATCCTCCATTATGGAGGGTGATCTGTTTCCCTTTAATTTTATCACCCCACACATGCACCCACAAAACTTCACCTTCGTGATTAAAAGCAGGACATCCACAAAAAGTCACAACTGTAGCAAAATCTGCTGCCCATGTATTGGCTGCAGGATCAACTCGCGTAACCTTTCCAGTCGAAAAACTATCTCTCTGCTTATGATAAATTTGAACTTGGTCTCCAACTTTCACAACTTTTGACCATTTCAAACTCGGGTACAATTTCATT